AACGTTCTGTGCAAAATTTAGTTCGTATCATACGAGGTGAGGTGTTCTTCAATGAACTCATTGGCACAAGACTCAGTGGATCGCTTTTTGAGTTGGCAAATAGTGATTATATCGATCCCATGAAAACAGAGATAGAGACTGTTATCAAAAATTTTGAACCAAGAGTGAGATTGACAGATGTAGATTTCAAGTCTTTCCCTGATCAAAATGCTATAGAAGTGATTATAAATTATGACATTATTGGACTCTCTGCTCCTACACAATCTGTCAACTTTATACTAGAACCAACAAGGTTATAATGGCACTGCAACAATTCACCAATCTAAACTTTGAGGACATCAAAACCTCAATAAAAGATTACCTAAGACAAAACTCAAACTTCAGTGACATGGATTTTGAGGGGTCAAACCTCTCTGTTATTGTTAATTTACTAGCATATAATTCATACACCACAGCATATAATACTAACGCAGTTGTAAACGAAACATTTATAGACAGTGCTACACTTAGAGAAAATGTTGTATCGTTAGCAAGAAACATTGGATATGTGCCTAGATCAAAAAGGGCAGCAAGAATGCAGGTTGACTATGACATAATTGGCATCTCATCAAGCACAAATACAATTACATTTCAACCAGGTTTGATAGGTAATGGTGTTGTGTCAAATGTTAATTTTTTATTCTCCATACCTGAGAAAGTAACTGCAACTGCTTTGGATGGTCAGTCTCAAGGCACTTTAGAAGTATTTCAAGGACAATATCTCGAATCTAGATATGTTGTAAATGACTCTTTACCAAATCAAAGGTATATCTTACCTAATAATGGTATAGACACTTCAACTATCAGAATCAAAGTAAAGGAAAACAACTCAAGCACCACAGCGATTGAGTATAAATTAGTTGATAATATTATAGGTGTAACATCTACATCAAACATTTACCTTATACAAGAGACGACAGATGAGAAGTATGAGGTATTATTTGGTGATGGGATATTTGGACAAAAATTGAGTAATGGCAATATTATAGAGATATCTTATATCAAGACTGAAGGTAAAGAAGGTAATGGTGTTTCAAATTTATCATTCTCAGGCACAATTATAAATGAAGACCTTGCCACAGAAACAGATATATCTGCATCTATAACACCTCAATTTCCCTCGCAAAATGGTGATGATATAGAGGATGTCAGGAGTGTTAGATACTATGCACCTAGATTGTATTCATCACAGCACAGGGCAGTTACAGCGAATGATTATGAGGCGATAGTACCATCAGTATATCCAAATATAGAATCAATAAGTGCATTTGGTGGTGAAGAATTGACACCTCCAAAATACGGTAGGGTTTTTATAGCTGCAAAACCTAAAAATGGTGCATTCTTATCTAACTTTACAAAAAAACAAATACTCACGTCATTGAAAAATTACTCTGTAGCAGGTATAGTTCCAGAGATTATTGATTTGAAGTTCTTATATGTAGAGCTAGATTCTTACGTTTATTATAATTCAAACTTTGTTGGTGATACTCAGAATCTAAGAACTGATGTCATAAGTGCCATGAGTTTATTCGCAAGTGGCACTGAATTGAATAAATTTGGTGGTAGGTTCAAGTATAGTAAAGTCTTGTCACTTATCGACAGAGTGAGCGATTCTATTACATCAAACATAACCACTGTCAGAATAAGAAGAAATTTAGTGGCACAATTGAATGTGTTTAGTCAGTATGAGATATGTTTTGACAACACCTTCCATAGAAATGAGTCATCCTATAATATCAAATCCACTGGATTCAATGTATCTGGTGTTTCTGGTACTGTGTACTTCTCGGATCAACACGTATCTGGTGATACAGGTAATCTTTTCTTATTTCAACTTGATTCCGACACTAATGTCAAGATATTATCTTCAACATTTGGATCTGTTGATTACAAAAAGGGTGAAGTTATAATTGACACAGTGAATATCACAGGTACAGTTTTATCAGATAATATTATTGAGATACAGGCGATACCACAATCAAATGACATATTAGCAAGGAAAGAATTATATCTACAGTTTGACGTGTCTAATAGCAACTTCTTCATGAGAGAAGATCCAATATCTACGGGTGCAAATACATCTGGTACAAGGTACAATCCACAATCCAGTTACAGTAATGGTGCTAAAGTCAGAGGTGCTATCATTACGAGCACCGCAAGTTCCTCAAATCTAGTTGGGTATGTGAACGGTAATCCATATTATGGACCTTTCCACTTCCACCCCACCACTGGTAAGAAAATGGTTGGTGCTGTACATGTTTCTACTCCTCATGATACGATATACGCTACCAAGGCAGAGAGTTTGGGAATTGCTGCTGACAGTGCTGCTATAGATAGTTCGTCAACAACTATGACATCGACACCAACACCTTCGTCATCTTCATCATCATCCTCAAGCAGTAGTAGTGGATACGGATACTAATGATACAGACATCATTAACAAAAGTCAAAATACATGAAATAATTGAAAGTCAAATACCAGAGGTAATTGACGAGGAGAATCCTCTTTTAGGTGATTTTCTAAAACAGTATTATATTTCTCAAGAATATCAAGGTGGTGCCATAGACATCGCTGAAAACCTTGTTGAGTACAAAAGTTTAGATTTTTTAAATACAGAAAATCTTATTGGTTTTACATCAGTAAGTCAATATACGAGAGCAAACGACGATACAATATACGTTGACTCTACAGATGGATGGCCAAATCAATTTGGTTTACTAAAGATTGATAATGAAGTTATTACATATACAGGTATTGGTTCTACTTCATTTGAGGGATGTGTAAGAGGGTTCAGTGGTATAGAAAATAACAATAGAACCAATCAACCAGAATATCTGACATTTACCAATAGTGGAGTAGCAACTCACGGTTTGAACACTAGAGTTCACAACTTAAGTAATGTATTTTTACAAGAGTTTCTAAAGAAACTAAAGAAACAAGTATTATCAGGATTTGCGGAAAGAAATTTAGATGAAGATCTAAATCAATCAAACTTCATTAGACAATCAAAAGATTTTTATAAGTCAAAAGGAACTGAAGAAGCATTCAAAATATTATTTAAAGCATTATATGCTGAAAAGGTTGAAATGATTCAACCATCAAAATTCATCATTAGTCCATCAGACGCTGATTATATTGTAAATGACGTTTTACTATGTGAATTGATTTCAGGTAATCCACTTAAAATATCGGGTCAGAGTCTTGCACAAGAAACCACTCCTCTTCAAACAAGTGGTTCAATTTACAATGTTGAGAAATCTATCATAGGTGGCAAAACTTATTATAAGATAGCAATATCAAAAGGAACAACTTTTGGTAAGTTTCAGCAAGTTGGTAAAACATTCCTAACACAATCATCACCTGTGGGATCCACAGTATTGAATGTAGACTCGACTATTGGATTTGGTGCGACAGGATCAATAGAGTTTGAGGACAGAATTCTAACTTATAATGCAAAATCTCTAACTCAATTTAGAGATATCTCGCCACTAACGTCACCATGTGGAATTGGGTCAACAGTAAAATCTGGTATAGTCGCTACTTCATATGAAGATGGTGACATCAAATTACCAGTCAAATTTAATGTTTTAGGTGTTTTAAATGAATTTGTTGGAAGTGCAATAAATCAACAAGAAGACTCAGTTATCAATGTAAGTCAATTAGGAAAGATTGAAAGGGATTTAGAATATAACACATGGATCTACAACACAGCATCAACTTATGCTGTAGAGACATTCTTATTACGTAATACAAATAATTATGATTTTACCCTCACCGCAAAAGAATTTTCATTATATGTGGGTGATCAAATTGAAGTTATTGATACAATACAACCCTCGATAATTTTTAATGGTAGTATAACCTTCGTATATGATGACGACAATGAATTTTCAATATCAGTAAACGTACCTACACTTGATGAAAACAGAAAATATAAAATTAGAAGAATACTTAAACTGCAGGGTGGTATAACAGCTGACGTTCAAAACACTTATTCTCAATTTGGAGTGCCTTACGTTGCTTCAAACAGTCTCCCACACTGGCCTATTGATCCACAAAAAAGAGTAAGGACATTTTCAAATGCAGGTATATCAACCACACAAGTAGAGATAAATTTACCTGATCACAATTTACATGATGGTGATTTAGTCGTATATTCATCTTCGGGTATAGGCACACTTACAAATTTGAATGAGGGTGAAGCATATTTTATCAAAAAAGTTGATAGTAGCACTGTCAAACTTGCTTACACAGGAGAAAACGTAAGGAGAGGTCAATTTATTACAGCATTTTTTGGTAATGATATTGGAGTAACAACTTCTCATACACTTACGCCATTTTCTATCTTTGGTAATGAGATGGGTGGACAAAAATTACTTAGAAAATTTGACAAGCCCGAATTCGGTGATAGAGAAAAAACTGTTCAGGGAGGAGTTGGTTTATTTGTTAACGGTGTTGAGGCATACTCATATAAATCATCGGACATTGTATATTTCGGACCTTTGCAATCTGTTGAAGTATTGAATAAGGGTACAGATTATGATATAGTGACTCCACCAAGATTATCTGTTACACAAGACGGACATACTGGTGTGGGAGCATCTGTTATTGCACAAGTAGAGGGTAAGTTACGAGAAGTTTTAGTTGACAAAGAAGGATTGGATTACGAAGAGATACCTACCGTAAAAATTTCAGGAGGAAATAATACTACAGCTATAATAAAGGCAAAAATGAAGACAGTTCATCATACTGTTGAATTTGATGCGACATCATCAGGTGGTGTAGTAAACACAGCAACTGATAGGTTTGTATTTACAAAACCACATGGTCTGAAAGATGCTGAAGAGATAATATATGATGTAAATGGAAGTAGTGCTATTGGAATCGGTGTTACACCAGGTTCATTGGTAGACACTGCCCCATATTTTGTTGTGAAAATAGATGATTTTCAAATACATTTGTCAGAATCAAAAACAAAAGCACTTGCTGGAATTGGCACAATAGATCTATCAACAAATGGTGGTGGATTACAAAGATTTAAGACAATCGCAAGAAGACAAAAAGTTGATAAAATTTTAGTCGAAGATGAGGGTTCCTTTAAAAATAGAGAATTACGCACCATCTCAGGTATCAATACATTTACAGATACCATCAATATTCCTTCACATGGATTCAACAATTCTGAGATAGTAAAATACTCATCAGATACATCAGTCATCGGTGGACTTACAAATAACGCAGAGTACTTCGTAGATAAAATAAACGACGATAGTTTTAGACTATCAAATAATAAAGAATTATCTTCTTACATTTCATTAAAAAATGACGGACTAGGCACACATACATTTCAAGATCCACCTATTTCTATTGAGATTAGCGGAAGACAAGGTATATCAACTGACAATGCAAGTGCAACCCCAGTCATACGTGGTGATATATTTGGGGTGCATGTGAGTGAGAAAGGCAGTGATTTTGGATCGATTGTAATAAATGACAATTACAAACCATTTATCAACATTGTGGTTGGGAAGAAAGCATTCCTACAACCATTCATTGTTGATGGGGGTGTAGATCAAATAATTGTAAAAGACGGTGGTGAAAATTTCTTTAGCACCCCTGATATTATTATCACTGGAGATGGCACAGGTTGTAAAGTAAAAGCAAATGTGTCAAGTGGTAAGATAATAAGCATCAGTGTTATAGACAAAGGTAAAGGGTATAATCAACTTACTACCACTGCAAGAGCAATTACACCTGGCGAGGGAGCAATATTCTCTAGTGTAATTAAGTCATGGACAATTAATCAAGTAGAGAGATATGCTAAATTTGGTGATGTTAAGGATGATGATGGTTTTCTTGAGACACCCAGAGACAAAGATTTAGGTAATCCATACGTAAATTATTACATTCCAAGAAATCTAAGGAACTTCTTAGGTGATGTGGGACAGGATCATTCACCGATTGTTGGTTGGGCGTATGACGGTAATCCAATTTACGGACCTTTCGCCATAGTTGATGGTAATAAAAAGTATATTGAATCAAGTTATCGTAAGTTAGCTGGTCAAAGAGTTGACGGACCTAATATCAGTATCTACCCTGCAGGATTTTTCATAGAAGATTTTACATATGTTGAGGGCACAGGTGATCTTGACGAGCACAATGGAAGATTTGCTCCTACACCTGAGTATCCTAATGGTGTATATGCTTACTACACCACAGTCGAACCTATACAAGTCAACAATGCCAATAGTCCTTTTGATGGTGTTAGGACTCCTTTGTTCCCTTACATAATAGGAGATTCTTACTACTCTACTTTAGATAAATTCAATACTGCATTTGAATCAACTCAAGATTTAGATCCAATATCATTAGGTTTTGTCAGAAATACGCAAGCATACAACATTAATGAATATGATTTTGTAGCTAATGCCAATAAAAATACAAATATTATCTCCAAGATAACAAAAACAAAAAATGGATTTGTTGATAGAATTGAAATCGTAAATTCAGGTAAAGATTACAATGTGGGAGATAAATTAGTATTTGATAACAGTATTACTGGTGGTTTTGGTGCTATAGGTCAGGTGAATTTTATTGAAGGACTTGGCATAAGCACTATCACATCAACTATTACAGAGATTGATGATATCGTATTGATATCAAAAGGTGATACTGTGACTGGAATACATACAGGTCCTCACAATCTTGCTAATAATGCATTCGTAGAAGTGATAGGTATATCTACTTCAACACACACTAATCTAACAACACAATCAAGAATAAAGGTAAAGACTATAAGATCTGGAATTGGTATGAGTATGGGCACCAGTGCTGCAACTGGATTGACCACAAGTGTATTATTAAGTGAGTGGTTACCTGATGTTATAAAAGATTATAAGTTCAAAATTAATGATTTAGTCAAGATTGAAAATGAACAACTCAAGATTTATAATTTCGATTTCAATAATAATAGAGTAGAATTTCTTAGAGCACAGAATGGTACAACTGGTGTCGCTCATTCATTTGGAACAGAACTGACAAGAATAGAAAATGAATTTACTTACTCACTAGAAAATCCTGTCAATCTGAACACACCAGAAGATGAAATTTACTATTTCAATGCCGAAACGTCTGTAGGAACAGGTAATACTTTTGGTGTAGGAATCGGTACCACAGTCACAGTAGCTGGGAGAGGTGGTAATCAAACAACATCATTCTTTGGAAACGAGACAAAGGATATATTCATACCAACAAGATCATTTTACTTACCAAATCATCCATTTCAAACTGGAGATAAGGTAGAGTACAATCCTGGTGCTGGTACATCGATAAGATATCAAACAGATGCAATGAAACGTGTCAACACATCATTCACTGCTCCGATGCCACCTGAGGTATTTTTACAAGTCATTGACAGAAATCTAGTTGGAGTTGTGACTACAAGAACTGGGATAGGATCTGACTTACAGAGAGTCATGCTTAGTGCAAATGCAGGTATAGGAAATACACATTTTCTTAAGACCAAAAAAGATGTAGTTACAGGAACCTTAAGAATTATAGAGGTGACAGCAACTTCAAATAATCATACATTTGAAAGGAATGATGTAATTGATCTCACTGTAGTGTCATCTGCAACAAGTTCAGTTACAGCAACATACGATCCTGGCACAAGGTTTGTGAGCATAGGTTCATCTGTAAACCCACCTATATCATTGACAATCGGTGATACTTTGGAAATAGACACCTCAAGCGTGTCTCTTGAGAATACAAAATTATTATTTTTCTTAGATCAAGATTACAATAAACCTTTTGTTGGCACTGGTAAATCTGCGATTGAAGTTATTAATAGTGGTATACCTGGCAATGCAGGTTCTAAAACATCCATACATTTTACCACTAGAGTTCCTGATGTACTCTACTATAAATTCTTACCACTTCAAAACACAAAAATTATTGAAATCAATAAAGAGATAAAAAATTATTCTAAGGTATTTGTAAACAAGAGTAAATTTACTGGTGCACATACTATCCTATCTAAGGACACAAATACTTTTAGTTGGAATTTATTTACTGTCCCTGAACGTGTAGGATATTCTAGCGAATCAAGTTTATCTTACATCACCAATTCAAAAAATGTCAAGGGTGGTGTGGCAAGTGTTCTATTGCAAGGAACTGGATATGATTACAAGGATATACCTCAAGTATCTGTTGCATCAACCACAGGATCCTCAGCTAACCTCAAAGCGTTTGGAAGAGATATAGGAAGAATAGATGAAGTAAGAATGGTAGAGACGGGTTATGATTATCCATCTGATCTGACATTACAACCACAAGCTTCTGTTCAACAGATAATCAATTTGAAGGACAATTTTGCAGTTGAGAGTGTAGCAATAACATCGACTGGAAAAAATTATCTTACACCTCCAAATTTTGTAGTTTATAATAGTAAAACTAATTCAGTAAATGAAAATGCAAAATTTGAAGCAGAAATCAAAGGTGGATCAGTTTCAAATGTAAAGGTAATAACTGGTGGTGGAAATCTAAGCACTGGTGATGTTGAACTACTCGCAATTAATAATTCAAATGGTGTTGGTATCATCAGTGCCACATATAATGATCCTAATGTAACACTTAGATTACAGACTCCTCTTACAGGTTTTAACACAGATGTGCCAATGCCATTTGATATTGGTGATAAAGTGTTTGTGGAGAATATTGGCGTGAGTACAGGAAATGGATATAATTCATCTGATTTTGGATACAAAACATTTACACTTACAGGAATAGATACTGCTTTTGGTAATTTGAATGGGGCAACAATCACCTATGTTGTTGACAAAGATCCTGGTTTACATGATTTTGGAAAGTTTGGAACAGTTACTAAAGATAAAGATATTGCTAAATTTGAGGTAAAACTCATAGAAAGCACATTTCTAAATGGCGAACCAGTTGTATCATCATCAGGAAAAGAAGCAAATGTTGTTATTGGAAAGGGCAAAACAAGAAATGTATTGAGGGTGGACACCTTAGTAGGATTCAATACAGGTGATGTTATAACTGGTAAATTTTCTAAAGCAGGTGGTACTATAGATTCAACTATAGAATATACAGGACATTTTACTCTTGATACATCTACAGAAAAATCATTTGGTTGGGAGAGAGATACAGGAAAACTAAATGATTTTTATCAAAGGGTGCAAGATAACGATTACTATCAACATTTTTCATATTCACTTAAGAGTTTTGTTGGTATCAACAGTTGGAGTGAACCTGTAGATTCTCTTGCACATATAGCAGGGTTCAAGAAACACTCAGATTTACTAATCAACTCTGTTCCTGTTGTTGTACCTCAACCATCTGGTATATCATCAGGTACAGGTAATGTTATCATAATTGATTCCGAAGCATCGTTACTTGAAACACCTAATTTTGATTTAGTGAGTGAAAATACAAATGTTGATGAAAATATTTCAGATGAAGTTAGATTCCAATCAGGAAGATTTGGTGACGCTATAATTTGTTCAACTAATAGAGTATTAAGTATAGATGACCTAAGTCCACAATTCTATTCAGATCCAAACCTTGTCAGATCTGTGGAACTTGATACCTTTGACATGATCTCAGGAGGACCTGGCGGTGATGGTATAAACGCTATCAAATACTATGCACAGGTTGTGCTTGATACAACACAAGACACATCTTTCAACATGACTCAATATACTGAATTTGTTGTGTTCCATGATGGCACTGATGCATATATCAACAATTATTCAGAACTTAGCGATGCTGATGATTTGGGTGAATTTATGACTGAAACAAACGGACCTCTTGCAAGTGTATCTTTTGTTCCAAATAATTCATCATTCAGTTATGATGTCACATTCCATAAAGAAATACTCACAAATGCTGTGGGCGTAGCGTCAACATCATTTGGATTCCAAGAATATAAAGGTAAAACACTTGCATTGAATGTATTTGGATCATCAGTGGTACAGGAAGTTGATGCGATTGATGCCACAATGTACAAATCTGGCAGCATACTTGTTGCAGCAAGAGGACCTCTTGGTGAGAAAGAAATAGATGAATTTACGTGGTTAGCAAAAGGTTCTAATAATGTGGTCTTCACCAATTTTGGTAAGATGGACGCTGATACGGATATTGGTCAATTCCAAATCAACATGTTGAGTAATGTATTGAAGTTAAGACATACATCACCAGTGGGTATGGCGGTGACCGTGACAGCATTCTCAAGATCAGTAGGAGTAGCACAAACTCATGGTAATACTGGTATCACAGGTTCATACGTAATTGGTGACACTGAGTTAGATGGTTCGTTCACAAATATTGTTGCGAGTGGATCACCCACACAGCAAGTAATATCAACTAAAGCGTATGCTAATTATACAACTTGTAGATTTCACGTAGAAATACACAACACTACTGATGACGAGTATTCAGTGTTTATTGTGGGTGCAAATTCATTTGGTGGGAATGCAACATTCAACAAATACAATAACCTATTCACAGATGATAGTGAAAAACGTAATATGGCAAATACTGACATACATATTACAGGAACTAATACACAATTACGTTTCTTACCAGTTGCAAATAAGGCATACACGGTAAGAGTAGCTGAACTCAAAATTGACAAACCAGATTCAGTAGCAAGCGATCAAACTTACAACCTATAATGTCTTTTCAATTAGCATCAGTCAATAAACAATTCAATACTCAAAGTGAAAGTTTTCAAAGGTCGTTCAACCTAACTCATCAAGGTGACCCTATATTTTCGCACGAGTTTGATGCCAGTTCCAGCACAAATATTCTTCTAGGTTCTGATACACTTGTAATAAAAAATCATTTTTATGTCACTGGTGAGGAATTGACATATGATACGGGAGGGGGCACAGCGATAGGTATAGATCATACAAGTAGTGGTATTGGTGCTGACACATTATTACCATCATCTGTTTTTGTTATTAAGGTAAGTGAAGATAAATTCAAACTAGCTTCTACCAAAGCGTTTGCACTCTCAAACGATCCTATTGGATTGACCACAGTCGGTGTAGGCACAACACATAGATTCACTGCACAAAAACCTGATACTAAGTGTATTATATCAATCGATAATGTTATACAATCACCTCTTATAAGCATCACTGGAACAGCGACCACAACTGAAAATACAATGGTCAATCGTGAGGTAAGATTTGCTGATATAAGAGGATTTAAACAGTATGACATGATACAAATAGGAAATGAGATACTTAGAATTCAAGTTATTGGTTTTGGTACAGAGTCAAATAATGTACTTTTAGATAGAGCGTGGATGGGAACTACTGAAGAAGCACACTTGAATAATTCCACAGTAACTTTATTGCAAGGTGATTATAACATCAGACAAGACAAGATACATTTTGCAGATGTGCCTTTCGGTGGAACAAGACAATTTGTAGGTGTCTCATCTTTTAATGTTGATGTAACAACAAATAGATTTACTGCATTGACTGAAGTATTTGATACTGGCACACAAGTAAAACTTAGATCTATTACTCCACCATCACCTCTAGT